GTGGACAAGTATTTTTACATTATAACAAAGCTAGTTCTAAAACTGCTAAAGAAAACTATTTAGATAAAAGACCTTTACTAGGTGTACCTGCTTGGTTTAAAGGTGTTACGTTGACAAAAATTAAAAAATAGTCTATACATTAGGCTTGCAGGGGGATGATCCACCACTGATTCCCTCTGCTTTAAACATATTGAAATCACTTACAATCTGCTATAATACCTAATAAACAGGATTTTATATGCTACAAAAACTAGGTTTTTTACCCGGATTCAACAAACAAGTTACATCTACAGGTGCAGAGTCTCAATGGACTGATGGAGAAAATGTTCGTTTTAGATATGGTACACCTGAAAAGATAGGTGGCTGGAACCAATTAGGACAAGATAAATTAACAGGTGCCACAAGAGGTTTGCATCATTTTGTTAATAAAGACTCTACAAAATTTTCAATTATAGGAACTAACAGAATTTTATATGTATATTCTGGTGGAGTATATTATGATATACACCCATTAGTTAATCCATCAGGTACAACTTTATCAAATTGTTTTACTACAACTAACGGACAAAAAGAAGTTACAATAACTTTTCCAACTACACATAGTTTTAAAGCAGGAGACATTATATTATTTAGTAATTTTTCTGCAGCTACTAATTCTAATTATACAGCAGCAGATTTTGATAACATAAAATATATGGTAACTAGTGTTCCAACAGACACGACTATTACTATTACAATGGATAATAATGAAACAGGATCAGGTGCCACTACATCTGGAAGTGTTAAATTTTTTCAATACTATCACGTCGGACCACCAGAACAACTTGGTGCGTTTGGTTGGGGTATTGCATTGTGGGGTGGTAATATATTAGGAGCATTAAAAAATACTTTAAACGGAGCCATTAGTGCTACGTCAGGCGGAAACAATGGTTCTGCTACAGAAATTACGTTAACAAATGCAACAGGTTTTCCATCTACAGGTACAAACCATGTTACAATAGGAGCAGAAGAAATATCTTACACAGGAATTTCTGGAAATAAATTAACAGGCATAGGAAGAGCAGCTAGAGGAACCACAGCAACAACTCATTCTAATGGTGCAACAGTAACTAACTCATCTAGTTTTACCGGATGGGGTTCAGCTGCAGCTAACACCGACCAAGTTATTGATCCTGGTCTATGGGCATTAGATAATTTAGGATCAACTCTTATAGCATTAATACATAATGGTGAATGTTTTGAATGGGATGGTGATGCGACAAATGCAACAGCAACAAGAGCAACTATTATAACCGGTGCTCCAACAGCGTCACGTGATATGTTAGTATCTACTCCCGATCGTCACTTAGTATTTTTTGGAACAGAAACAACCATAGGTGATAAAACCACACAAGATGATATGTTTATAAGATTTTCTTCTCAAGAAAATATTAACGACTACGCACCTACTGCAGAAAATAGTGCTGGTACACAAAGACTGGCCGCCGGATCACGGATCATTGGAGCTAAACTTGGTAGAAATGCAATTTATGTTTGGTCTGATACGTCTTTATTTACTATGAGATTTGTTGGAACTCCTTTTACATTTGCTTTTGAACAAGTAGGTACTAACTGTGGATTGATAGGACAGAATGCAGCTGTTGAAGTTGACGGTGCTGCGTACTGGATGTCTGATAATGGTTTTTTTAGATACACTGGTAAATTAGAATCTATGGACTGTTTGGTTGAAGATTTTGTTTATGATGATCTCAACACTACATCTAATCAATTGGTTTACTGTGGTATTAATAACTTGTTTGGTGAAATTACTTGGTTCTATCCAACCGCTACATCAAACAATGTTAACAGAGCGGTTACATATAGTTATCTAGACTCAACTGCTAAACGACCTATATGGTTTACAAATGCAAATAGTTTATTTCCTAGAACAACTTGGGAAGACTCTGCAGTATTTGGTTTACCTCATGCAACTAAATACAATGCCGGTGATGACGCATCATTTGATGTAAAAGGTAATACAGATGGTACGACAATTTACTTTGAACATGAAACAGGGGTTAACCAACAAGAAGCAGCAACAGGAGCTGTTGCAATTCCAGCAAACATTACATCTGGTGACTATGATATTACACAAAAAGTTGTAAGAGGAGCCGCTACAAACATGGCTGACCTTAGAGGTGATGGTGAAAACATTATGAGAGTAAGTAGAATTATTCCTGACTTTATATCACAACAAGGAAATGCTATTATACAATTAGATTTAAGAGATTATCCTAGTGACACAGCAGTTAGCTCATCGTTAGGTCCGTTTACAGTATCATCTACAACAACAAAAGTAGATACACGAGCTAGAGCAAGAGCCATAGCTCTTACAATATCTAATACGGCAGTGGATACTAGTTGGAAGCTAGGAACTTTTAGGTTAGATATACATGCTGGAGGAAGACGATAATGATTGATAAAAAATTAAAATATTATGCAAAAAAATTAAATGAAGACGCTCCTAAAGGTGAATTTTTAGCTTATATTAACAAGAAAGAATCTAATTTATTAAAACGAAAAGGCGGGTTAGGTATAAAAACTAAATCTGGAATTCCTTCATACATTGGCTCAGATGCTAGTGGCCAAGGTGGAGGTTCTTCAGGTGGAGGTCCAGGTGATGCTAGTGATTCTGGTAGTGGTGGTAATGGTGGTAATGGTGGTAATGGTGGTAATGGTGGTAATGGTGGTGATGGTGGTGACAGACATAATCCTAATACGCCCAGTGGATATTCACCAGTAAGTGTTAGATCTACACCTAAAACTCCGGATAAAACACCTACAGGTCCTAATCAACCCGATGATCCAAACGCAACACCAAAAGAATATATAGGGGGTAAAAAATTTGATGTGACACCAGAAACAAGAGTTGAAAGAAACCAAGCAAAAGTAAAACAATCAATTCTAGACGCACCTATTCCAAATTTTACACCTAAAGGTATAGAATATTTTAAAGATGGAAAGTTGTTAACTAATTCTTTTATGCCTGGTAACACTCCTTTAAATAAAAAAAAATCTAGTGTGGGAAATTTATTATTTAATGCAGCTTTTTTTGTTGCAAGCCCTGCTGCGTATGCAAAATATAGACAAGCAAAAACATTATACTCGGGAGCAAAACTTGCAACAGATGTTCTTTCAGATATTACAGGAAAAAATGTTAGTAAACCATTTCAGACAGTAGAAAATTTAACTAAAAACATAGGGCTTAAAGATAAAAATGTTATAAAATCTTTTAAAGATTCTTTGACAAATAACCTAACTTCTAAAACTAGAACTAAAAATAAACCTGAATCGGTTATTAATATAGATACAAAAAATAATAATGAGGGAATAACTACATTAGAAAATGCAAATGCATTGCAAGATGAATACAAATCATTATTACAAAAATTACAAACAGGTGTTATTACTGACGAAGAGCAAGTTAGATATAATATGTTAAAAAATATGTTAGGAGTATAATGGCTAAGATAGTACAAACATTAACCAGAGCAAGTCAAGAATATGATCAAGATATATCTCAATCTTTAGTTAGAGATTTAGACAGTGTGTTAGAAAAATTAAATACAACGTTTCAAGAAGAATTAAAACAGGAGATAGAAGCTAGAAGTTTCTTTTTAGAATAATGGCAGTAGTAAATCAATATAAATTTAAAGGCATAGATAACGATACAACAGGTAATGCACTTACACCATTAGGTGCTGGCATTCCTGCAGTTAATGAAACAATAGTTATTAAATCAATACTTGTTACATCAGCAGGTACACCAAGTGTGACTGTGACCAACAACAGTATTACAGCTATTAAATCAGCAGCATTAACAGCTAATGTTACAACAGAATTATTAAATCAACCTTTAATAATTGAAGGTGGAAAAACCTTTACAGTACAATCAAGCACAACAGGCTCGTTTGACATAGCTATTAGCTATCTAAACATTAAGAAAGAGGTAACAACATAATGGAAATACTACAAGCAACAGTAGAAGAGACTTATAGACACAAAAAAACTGGTGAGGTTTTTAAAGAAAAAA